CCGGGCTGGTCAAGCTCGTTCCAGCGTTCGGCGCCCTCCCGATGCTTGACCAGCCCGGCGCTCAGTTCGTCATGCATCCGCACAACTTCGGCGCGGAGAGGCTCAGGCGCTGCTTCCCATGTCGCCTTCGCCTCTGACGACATCCGCTGCGGGGGCTGATACCTGCTGGGCGCGGTCGGCGTCGGTGTGGCAGGCGGTGCTGTTGGATTTGCTACAGGCGCAGCCTTTGCAGCCTCCATGTTGGCCCGGCGCGTCTCCCAGCCCTTGGCCGTGCGCTCGGATGCCTCAGACCTTGCCGTTGCATCAAGCGCGTGCTTCTCAGCAGCGCTCTTGGCTTTGGCGATCAGCCTCTCGTCTGCGCCAGGACCATCACGAAGGACAGCCGCTGCGCGTTCCGTCTCGGTCGGCGGGCGAGCCTCGACCGTGTTGAAGGCCGTGCGGATGGCATCGCTGATCGATGGCGACTTGTCAGCCTTGGCCGGCGCGGATGCCTTGCCCTCAGATGCAGCAGGTGCTGTCGAAGGTCCGGTGCTTACCGAAGGTGCAGATGCAGGTTCGCTGCCGCCCGTTTGAGGGGCGCTAGAAAGGTCGTCGGCCATGTGTGGCTCCGTTTGAGGGAGGTTAGTTCGGGCGACCCGAAGGTAGCCATTCGTCGAGAACTCTGGTGAGATGCTCGCACTGGCATTCGATGCCGTGCAGTTCGAGTTCGACCGCGTGCATCAGGCAGTCAGCCGCGAAGCCCGCAATCGTGCTTGTCGGCATCAGCGTGTCACGCAGCTTGGCAATGGCTTCGAGTTCTTCGTCGTTGAGCGTCAGGGTGATGCGCTTGCTCACTTGATGACACCGAAGGGTGTTGCCCCCGGCTTTGCTCTGGCGCGATAGTTGGCGACGGTTCCGCCTTCGTTGAAGACGATGTTGTTGGCCTTGGCGACGGCTTCCTTGATCGCCTTGCGGTCAGGCTTGGGACGGCCAACCGGCTTCTGCTTATCGTTGCCCATCTCCACCATGCCGCGAGCCTTGTATTCCCGGCGCATCTTGGACTTGCTCGTGAAGTGGATGCCGCTCGCCTGACACTGGACGCCGTTCAGACCGCCAATGCTTTCCAGATTGTCGCTGATGAAGTTGCGGCAGACGTTGAGGTCGCTCTCGTTCCAATTCGGCTCAGGCATGCAGTTGCCCGACCACCGATCCAGAGGATGCCAGCCGTCGCATGTCGTGCATTTGCGGATCGGTGCCGCGCCGATGTAGCGCTCGCAGGATGCCATCCAGTCGTCAGCAGTGTGGAACTCGGAGCAGCGCTGGCAGAAGGTCTGCTTCTTGTCGAACAGTGTGCAGCGCTTGTCCTCGTCCAGTTGCTCGGTGTCGGCCATCAGAAGCTCCCGCGTTTGTACGTGAACGACACGCCCCGCTTTGTCGGGTCTAGGTTCTCGCCCCGCAACAGGGCCTGCGCATCGTGGTCGATCAGGTGGTCATCAAACCGGACGCGCCGGATCATGCGATTTGGCGGATCGTCCAGAACCGGCGTCCGTGTGCAGGCATCGAATACCCAGCCATAGAGCGCTGAGAGGTACACGCCCGCTGTCTCATCCTCGTTTGGTGGACGGGCCTCCCCAATGCCAGCAGCGTTGAGCCTTGCAGCAAGGGCAAAGAACTCCGCGCGGTCCCAGCCAGACTTCATCAATGGCGTCCGTGTTGGCGAGAGCCCACAGCCATCACAGCGCACGTCAGGAATCCCATCAGGAAGGCTGCAACGTGTGTGAGGTAGGCGGTCATCAGACAAACGCCTCGTTGTAAGGCTCGCCCGTCTCTTCTTGCTCGCCAGATGCCTGCATCATCAGCTTTTCGCGTTCGACCTGAAGCTTCATGGCCGCGAGCTGAATCTGCATCTGCTGGAGCTGCATCTCGCCCTGCTGGATACGCTCAGCGTGAGCCTGCGCCCGCGCGTCTGACTGCGCCTTGAGGCCAATCTCCTGCAACTTGGCCTTCATCTCAGCATCGCGGATCATCGCCTCAGCCGCAGCCTGCTGCTGCTTGGCCTGCGCTTCCTGCGCCTTCACCGCGCCATCCATCTGGCTTTGCTGCGCCTTGGCTGCACGCTCAGCCTGACGATCCTGTAGCTCCAGCGCCTTGGCCTGCATGTCCTGCTCAAGCGCCTTAGCCTCCATCTCGGCCTTCGCAACTTCAGGTCCGGGCGGTCGCGGCTCCTTCGCTTTCTTGGCCATCATCTCCACGAAATCATCGATGGCCTGCTCCATCTGCCGGCCTGCCCTGAACGGGGCCAGCATGAACTTGAGCATCTCACCGGCGAAGTCCGCAGCCTCCGGGGCCTGTGCAAGCAATGGAGCAAGCGCATTGGTCGTCTGAGCAAAGGCCGTTGAGAACTCGTTGCGCGCCGCCTTCTCTGCGTTCTCGTCCGGTTGTATCGTTGAGTCCGTCGCAATCATCAGCGTGAACGGGCGGATCTTCTGGTTCCGCAGAAGGCTCACCACCTTCTCAATGGTGACAATGTCCGCAGCTTCCTTCTGGTGCGTCGCAATGATGCCCTGCTTGGCCTGCTCGAACTGCGCAGGATCAGGCGGAGGCGGCGGCTGTCCATCCGGTCCAGGCTGAGGCGGGGCCTGCATCTGCTGCGCAAGCTGCGCAATCTTCTGCATTGCCTCCTGCTGATGCTTTGCCAGAACGTCAGCCTGCTTCGGCAAGTCCTCGATCTGAGACATCTCGATGAGCGTCTGGGGCGAGAAGTTCTCGGCCATGATCTCGCCAGCGATGTTCAATGCGCCATCCGCAATCCGAACCATCTCACCCTGACGGTCACGGATGCGGATTGAGCCGTACTGGCTCTTGAGCTGCTGAGCGCCAAGCGTCTCAGATGCCTCGGTCTGGCCGCGCATGATGTCTGAGATGCCGCTGATCTGGTACACGTCATCGATCAACTGCCGGCGAAGGCCAACTAGTTCCTTGACCGTCTGAGCCACTTCCTGAACCGGCAACCACACAATTGCATCTCTGAGAGCAGCAGGGCCACCCATCTGCGACATGCCCGGTAGCGGGACCATGACGCGGCGGTTCTCGCCAGAGTTCATCTGGCGCATCGCAAGCTCGACGGCTGCACCGATGTCCTCAGAGCCAGAGGCGTAGAAGCCCACCAATTTCAGGCTCTCGCTCAGCGCACTGATGCGGGCCGTGAGTTCGTTGATCTCTTCGAGCTGATCCCTGTAGAAACTCGCATCCGGTACAGGGACGAGGCTGTCAGGCTCAATCGTCCCGAAGCACGGCCTGGGACACGGCCAGAAGCCCTCGATGTTCAGGTGCGGCGGGGCGATGTCCAGCACTTCAGGTGCATGAGGATGCACCCAGACCACAAGGTTTTTAGCCCGGTGCCATAGCTCCCAGACACGCGCCTTCTTGTCGATCTTGTATTCGTCCGCAGTGTCCTCGGCATCGACATAGGCAATGTTCTGCCATGCATCCTTGAAGCGTTTCTCACCGGCTTCCTTGGTCAGCCATGTGCCACGCGCAACCCAGCCGTTTTCCGCCCAGATACGTGAGGGCTCATGCAGGAAATCCCTGCGATGCACCCACTCGTAGCGGACGCTCTCCTCGATACCGTCGCCCTTCTCGTAGGTCTCATATCGCAGCCACATCTGGCCACGGCCTGTGAGGGCAAGGTCATCACGGACGCGCTTCAGCGTGTCGTGGACCTTTTCGCCATCGAAGGATGCAATCAGGGCGCGTTCCAGCATCTCGCCGGTCTTGCGGGCTACCGCGCGATTGCTGTCTTTGAACCTCTGAACCACGACAGGTTGCGGGGCTCTCGCATAGATCGACGGCTTGAGGACTTCGAGGTTGGCGTAGAGCATCTGGAACTCACGGTCGCCACCTGACTTGAGGCGAGCGCTGGATGCGTAGTCCTTCCCGATGTTGTCACAGGTTTTGTGCCATTCATCGAAAACTTTCTCGGCGCCCTCGATCATGTCGCACCACGGCTTGGCGTCGCGGGATTGCTCCTCGTCCTTGGGAGCGTCCTCCGGTGCTGCTGGGGCGTTGTCGTCTACCATCACCAGTTCTTCCGTTTGCTCGTTACTGGCTGCGGCGCACCGGGCAGGTAAATCTGGCCAACCTTGGCCGTGGGCTTGGGTCTGTCAGGCTCTGGCGCCTTTCCAGCCTGCATCTTGTCGAGGAGCTGACCTACGAGGCCCAGCGCATCGACAGCATCGTCATGAACCCCCACGGGGAAGCTCAGCATCTCCGAGACGAGGTCAGCACGCCAGGGCGCGTCAGCACGCATGTAGAGGCCCAGCATCGCCATGCGGCCACGGATGGACTGAGCCCTGACCGACTTGTCGCCCCGTGTCGGGAAGCTCTCGCGATGCACGTAGGCCTTGCGCTCCATCATCCGCCGAAGCAGGAACGGACCAACGCCAGACTTGATCTGCCCGCCCTCTTCCGCCCAGCCTATGGGCTTCCACTTGGCGACGAGGTCGCAGAAAGCATCGACCCAGACATCGGACGAGGATTGGCCGCGCCAGAGGTCCAGCAGGTACATCCGGTTCTCAGGGTCGATCCCGACGACGGCATGGACCGTGTAGTCACCACCGTTTGCCGTGACCGCGTAGTCAGATCCGCCATAGACCTTGAGCGTTGCCCGGTCGGGCAGGACATCGACCGTCTTGAGCCAGTCGGCTTTGAAATAGTCGCCCTCGTCTGGGACGGGCCGCTGTTGATACAGAGCTGACCAGTCTCTGGGGCCGACTGCGCGCCTGATCCGCTCAAGGGCCTCGATGTCGTATTGTTCAGGCCACAGAGCCTGCCCGTCGTCCGAGATGGCCGGCAGGTTCACCACCTTCCAGTTCTCGTGGGCGTGCTCCTTGAGCAACCAGCCCGAAAGGTCGTCCTCGTGCCAGCGGGTCTGAATGATCACGATTTTGCCGCCAGGCATCAGGCGGGTGTAGGCCGTGGACGTGTACCAGTCCTTGATCTTCTTGCGGATGGTCTCGCTGTCCGCGTCCTCACGGTTCTTGATCGGGTCATCGATCAGAAGCAGGTGGGCGCCACGGCCCGTCAGAGGTCCACCGACGCCTACCGCGAAGTATGCCCCGTTCTGGCCCGTGGTGAATGAATCATCCGGGTTGCCCTGAACGTGGAAGCGTTTGACCGCCGTTGAGTCCGACTTGATCTTCACTCCGGGGAAGACCTGAGCAAAGACCGGATCGGCAATCTGGTTTCGGACCTTGCGCCCGAAATCGTCTGCCAGTTCCTGCGTGTGGCTTGCAGCGATGACGTAGTGGTCAGGGTTCCTGCCGAGATACCATGCCGGGAAGTTCTCGGATGCCGTGTGGCTCTTGCCGTGACGCGGCGGGAGGAACAGCATCAGCCGGTCGTTCTCGCCCCGCTCCAGTGCTTCCAGTTCTCTGGCAATCAGCCTGACGTGGTCGGGGTAGCGGTAGCCTGACCACTGGTAGGCCGAATAGGCCGTCAGCCGTGAGAAGGCGAAATCCTCGGCGCTAGGAGTTTGCGAGGTACGCTGCTGCGACCGCTGCATCACGCTGCACCTTGCTGACGAATGGCATGTCGGGGTCTTCCCCAACTGGCTGGGTTGCCTTCCCGTAGGCGCGGTCGAGGATTTCCTTGGCCGCTGCGATCTGCGCCTGCTCGCTCTCGGCGTTCTTCATCAAAGCGGCAAGAACCTTCAGGGCTTCGGGGCCGTGCTTGCGTGCAGCAGCCTTGATCTCAGCCGTTGCCTTGTTGAGCGAGCCTGGTGGCCTGCCCCTTCCGGCGCTGCCAGTATTTTTGCCTATTTTATTTGTTCCGGCTCCATCGCCCATCGTGTTCGTCCTTAGCGGTCTGAGCGCCTGTGGATAAGTTAGGCTACGTAGTCGTCGCCGTTCTCGTTGATGAGGACGGCTGGAAGGCCACCCGATGCGACCAGCGTGATGGCTTGGCCTAGAGTGGCGTTGGGGGTCATCACGGGGGCAGCGGCAGCTACAGTGCTTTGAAGCTGGGTGACTGCGCGACCGCCACTGGCGAGGATGACAACGGGGACGCCGGGATTGCTCGCCATTGTCAGCTATCCAGCCAGTGGATAAATCTAGAACAGAGTTCGATGAAGGCAACGATCATAGGTGCCTCGATAGAGTGGAGCAGCGATTGTCAGGCTGTTTCCGGCTGTCCATTTGCAGCGGGCGCGAACTTCACGGGCTGCTTCAGCTCGCCCATCGCCTGCTTGAACTCGACCCAGTCCGCGCCGGGGAGTGTCGGCAGCACAGGAAGCGGCGGTGCAGGGGCCACTGGAACGTCATAGGCGACCGCCAGGGCCTCGTAGCGCGCGATCTGGCGCTGTAGGGCCTTCATGGTGTCGGCTACCTGAGCGCGGGCGTAGGCCACACGCTTGCGGCGTGCGATGCGCCATGCACGCAGGAATGCGTTTGCGCGGGGTTGCCGGCCAGCGTTCCGGTTCTTGAAATTCAGGCGCTGGATCATGACCCGCCTAACTGTAACAATTCGTGATGAAAATATATGGCTAAGCCATTGCGCTGACCGTATGGCTATGCCATATATGACTGGTCAGCAGATGGAGACCAACATGAACTTCGCTAACCAGCCGACCAGCACACTTCGCAATCGCTACAAAAACGCCAACGGAACACTGTGCTCCAGCCATATGCCGCCAGAAGCCAAAGAAACGGCGAAAAAAACGATGGAGCAGATTGCAGCAATTCTCGCCGGCCGTGGCGAGCCAGTCTGGAAAGAATAACCTCCCGGCCCTCGAAAGGGGGCCGGTCCCTACCTCAGATGGAGACGCAGATGACTTGGATGATCACAGACAAACACGGCAACGAGCTTGCCGCCGGACTGCAAGGCCCAGAGGTCAGCGATGAGCTGCACCAAATAGCCCAGAGAATGGCCAACGAGCGGGGCCAGCCCGTATTGGCTGAGCCGCAGGACGGCAGCGAGCAGTGGGAATTTCAACCGGAGGCGTCCCAATGACCCGCCGCAGCTATCAGATTGCCGCAGAACAGGCCCGCAACGAGAGGTGGAAGACCATCTCCGTGCGCCTGACCTTTGCCGAATACGAACAGGTCGAGAAAACCGCCGCCCTTGAGGGCCAGTCCGTCACTGGGCTGGCCCGTCATGTCTTGCGGCAGGCGGCTGGACTGAAGGACTAGCGCTTTCGTGTCGCCTTGGGCGGCTGCTTCGGGGCGGGTTGGGGCGCCGGGGCTATTGGCCTTGCGCTTGGAACGGCTGCGATCTTGCGCAGGGGCGCGACAGGTTCGGTGCGCTTGGGCGGGCTGTGAATGTCGTCCCACGCCTCCTTGAGGGGTCGGCGGGCGTCCAGCTTCAGGGTCGCCTGCCGGTTTACCTCGACGTTGACGACCCGGATCCCTTCCCGGTCGCCGACGATCTGATGACCCACCCACGGGCGAATGCTGGCGATATTGCCTGATATCACGCACTTGGCGTCGGGCCAGTGATCTGTGACCTGGAGATGCAGACCGGGATGTATTTCGGCGTATTCCCGCGCAATGGCGTGCCGCGCAAGCTCCTCAAGATGCGCTTCGGCATCCTCTGCCGTCATAGACGCCACATCCACGCCCTTGACAGCTTTGATGACGGCCTGACGGACCTTCTCGTCCGTCCACTCGTTACACCGAACGATCCCTATGGGCTCAAGGCGGCTTTTGCTGAACCAGTAGCCGCCGACCGCAACCGCGCCGGCCAGCGCCAATAGGATAAGCGCGAAGTCTCCGATGTTGAGCATGGAGAGCCCCCTCTCCGATTTTGGACATGGCTTGAGGTAGGGCCGTAAAAACGACCTTACGGCGGGACTTAGACCAGAGCCAATCGACCCCGGATGCCGGATGGGCGTTACCGAATAATCGCGTAGAGGCAGCTAGCCCCTAGACAGCCCACGCCTCATTTGTGCCTTGCTTTGCGCGAGGACACAACCCCTAGGGGTTCATGCCGCCTCGGCTTTGTAACACTGAGACACGGGGAAGCGGGCCTCTGTTTCGCGACCCATCATCACAAGCGAGAAGATCGCCTCGCCGCGTTGAATGTCGCGCACCTTCAGCTCAAAACCATCAAAGCTTCGGCTGTCGATCTTGACCATGTCCCCGATGGCAAAAGGCGCTTCATGAAAGTAGCGCATGTAATCAGGCATGTCGAAATCATCAAAGCCAAGAAAGTCAGCCAAAGCGACAGGATCAAGCAGCACGGGTCTGCCACAGAGGGAGACTACGTTGCGGATCAAATGGTTGCGGTGAACTTCCATCCAAGGATTGCCCGCGATGCCTAAGAAAACATAGGACGGCGCCGCAACATATTCCTTGTCGGAGCGCTTGCCATTTATCCATTTGCCGAAGCGGCGCTCAGTCTTGATGAAGGCCTTATGCCCGCGATTGATCAGGTGCTTTTTGACCATGTCCTCGCGTTGGCTGATCACGCGCAGAGCGTACCAGGATAAATCGTTTTCTGCTGTCGCAGTCATCGCCGTCCCCGATCTTGTCCGATTGATCCAACCGCAAGCAGCGCCAAGGCCAGCAGCCCGAAGGCTGAAAGGATCACGTTCAGGCCCTGAGGGATGACAAACAGGAACAGAACCACGAGGATCAGTATGCCCAGTCCGGCAATTCTCATGTGTCATGCCCTCCCTTGCTGCCGTGCATAGTCCAGAGGATCAGCCCGCCCGTGACACTTGCGACGAGCAAGCCGAGTAACGTCCAGCCTTCCCAACTCATGTGTCCCTCCTAGGCCAGACCCATGCGAGAACGAGGCACACGACCAGCATCGCGGCGGAAATCCAAAAGCCCTGCTCTATCCACATCAGGCATCTTCCTTTTCGCGCCTGAACAAAGCGAACACATCCACCTTGTGGCGCTCAGCTATCTCTTTCGGTGAGTACCAACTCATGGCGCTGACCACCTGATCAGCTTCCGGGTTGGTCACGGGTGCGTAGCCCTCGACAGGCTGCTCCCGCTCGTCCTGCATGTCGGCGTTCAGCGCGGGGGCTTCTTCGACGGGCTGGGCTTCGAACAGTCCTGACGGTTCTTCTGCCACCACGTCGTCCACAGCGGGCGGCAGAGCGTGGTCTGCTTCTAACTGTTCGCTGGCGGCTTCCTGCTCTGCTTCGAACAGCTCTGACTGCTCGTCTGCCGGCACAGGCTCAAGCGCTGCGATGGCGTTGAGCAGATCAAGCCTGCCGCTGACAATCCGCTCGCGATGCTGCTCGCTGTCGCGGATGTCCCCGTCGATCTCACGGATCAACTCATCCGCAGAGTTTAAGCGCTCTTTCAGTTCTTCAAGCAGTGTCATGTGTGGTCCCTCTGATTGTATGAAACGCTACGCCCGCTTGCGCGGAATTAGTTGATCGTTGCTCCAGGCGTATGGCTTGGGCGCGGGCTGCTCTGGCGGCTTGCGGTCGGTCAGCTTCAAGAGCTTTGCAGCGCACGATGGGCAGTACGTCTTGCCATCCGTCGCGTGTCCGCATTCGTAGGCGTCACCATCGCGATACGACACCTTGCGGCACGCTAGGTTCGGACCTTTGCGCTTGGCGCTCCAAGGCTCCACGAGACGCGGTTTTCCGCAGTATACTGATGACATCTAAGCAGCCCTCCGTTCTTCATGGCGCTTGGGGCGCTTGGGGCGTGTGCGAGTGCGCCGCATAGTTACGTCATGCCAGTTCAACAGGCGATGGCGCGTCTCAGGCGCTAGGCAATAGCCGCGCCCGTAGACGGTGCGGATCTCCAGGCCAAAGGGCCGAAGCTTTTTTCGAATGTGAGAAACCATCACGCAGATGAGCTTGCTTTTCAGCTCCTCCGCGAAGCTGTTACGGACGCGCGAAGCCTCGAAAAGAAATTGCTTTGGCAGGACGCGATCATTCGCTACCATCGCCGCGACGATTGCCTGCTGTGCGGATGTCAGCCCAAGCTCCAGCGGCGGCATCCAATCGGAGCCAAACACCTCGCGCTTGAGCAGCGCAATTTCTTCCCGCAGCAAATCGCGTTCGTATTCCCATTGTTCTTTGGGCATGTGCGGCGCGATCAGCCGTAGCTGGCGCATCGCGTCACGGTGAGCCTGATGACAGTGCGCAGCTAGGCCGATGGCACCTTTCACGGGCTTGGTGCAGAACGGGCAGTACGTTTCTTCGCTCATGCCACGCCCCTCACGAGTTCGATGCCTGGCTGCTCAAGGTCTGGCGCGCTCTCACAGGACCAGACCTCGCTCTGGCGTTGAATGTCGGTCGGCCAGGCTTGGCCTTCGGTGAAGCTGCGCTCGATGAACAAAACCCTGTTCGTTGGCTGGGCGCAGAAGCGGCCATTCCGAAGCGCTAGGAACATAAACTCTTTGCTCTGCGCTGGCTGAGCGCTAAAACCATCGTGCATCGGACAAGCGGTGAAAAGATACTCGCCCATATGCTCCTCGCGAGCGCATTTCACGCGCGCCTCTAGGCCGCTCAGATAGGTGTAGCGGACGAGGCTGAACTGGTCGCCGTAGCAGTCCCAATGCTGGCTTTGCTCAAGCGTCCACGGCTCGGCGTCAGCGTGCTGGGCCAGCGCGTGGAGCGGCAGATCACGCACGACAGCCCCGCATTCCAAGAGCACATGACAGCCCCATGCGCGGCCTGCATAAGCGCGAAGGCCGAACCACACGCAGGGCTCTGTGCCGGTCTGCTCGCCAGTGCGGACGAAGCTGCGCTCTACGTGGCAGTAGATGTGCTGGGGGAGTGAACCGCTTCCGGTGCAGAGGGTCATGCGGCCCTCCGTATCTCGACCACCACGCGCCCGCTCTCGATGGTGTCCGACCAGCCGGCAGAGACACGCTCGCACATGCTGTCGTCTTCGATCACGTCGCCCTTCAAGAGGTCGAGGATTGGTTTAATTCTGTTGTCGATATCGCAGCGCCGGTTGATCCTGCCTATGGTGATCAGCGCCGCGAACCTGCCGACGACACGGCCCGGCTTCTGGAGCATCAGCTCGTCGTATGCGAGCTTGTGCCAGCGGCGGTATTCAGGGCTGCGAACACGACCTTTGCCGACCACGTTCCGCCACGCCGTGTTGACGCTTGGCGGGAGCGGGATTTCAAC